GTAGGAAAGCTAAAAACTTAATGGACTCGGTTGAATATAAACAAGTCTTTGATACTAGACTTAGAGAAGATTCTCAGGCAGCTGGTAAATGGGAAACTGAACAAGGTGGAGAATACTATGCAGCCGGTGTTGGATCGGCGATCACGGGCCGCGGCGCGGATTTACTTATCATCGATGACCCACACTCAGAGCAAGATGCGCTAAACATGCAATCTATGGAACGTGCTTATGAATGGTATACATCTGGACCTCGTCAGCGATTACAACCAGGTGGTGCCATTGTATTGGTTATGACAAGATGGAACATGAAAGATTTAACAGGTATGTTACTTAAATCTCAAAAAGAATTAAAATCAGATAAATGGGAGATTGTAGAATTTCCAGCTATCCTTCCATCAGGTAAACCTGTATGGCCACAGTATTGGAAGTTAGAAGAATTAGAATCTGTTAAAGCATCTTTATCAGTGGGTAAATGGAATGCACAATGGATGCAAAATCCAACGGCTGAAGAAGGGTCATTAATTAAGCGTGAATGGTGGAAGGTTTGGAATAAAAATTATATACCACCACTTCAACATGTTATTCAAAGTTATGATACTGCCTTTTTAAAAAAAGAAAGTGCCGATTATTCAGCTATAACAACATGGGGTGTATTCTATCCAGACCAAGATAGTCCTCCTAATTTAATATTATTAGATGCAGTTAAGGAAAGATTAGAGTTTCCTGAACTTAGGAAGAAAGCTATGGAACAATATAGATATTGGAATCCTGAAACAGTTATTATAGAATCTAAGGCTTCTGGTATGCCACTTACATATGAGTTGCGTAAAATGGGGATACCTGTTATAAATTTCACTCCTAGTAAAGGAAATGACAAACATGCTAGGGTAAATGCGGTTGCTCCCATTTTTGAAAGTGGATTAATATGGGCACCGGATGAAAAGTGGGCAGAGGAAGTTGTTGAAGAGTGTGCATCTTTTCCTTATGGAGATCATGACGATTTAGTAGATAGCACAACTCAAGCAATCATGCGTTTTAGACAAGGTGGTTTTATTTCGCATCCAGATGATCAAGAAGAAGATTCAATACCACCGATTGAGAGAACTTATTACTAAGGAATAATTTATGCCAATAGCAGCACCTCTTTTAATTCCGTTTGCAGAAGCCATCGGTATTGCAATCGCGGGCCGCGGACTTATGGAGATCTCAGAGCAAGTACAAAAATTTATACAAAACAATCCAGACGTATCTGAAAAGATTTTATCTATGATAACTCCTCAGACAGAAGGACTATCAGGTTTACTTGCAAAGAAAAAAGAACCCAAAGAAGAAATTCAAGATACAGAAGTTGCTGAACCAAAGAGAAGATTAACATCAGAAGAAAAAAGTCAAAGAATTAAAGAAGCAGTTCGTAGAGGTAGAGAAGGAAGAGGAAACTATTCAGATCCAGATGCAGAAGGTGCAGCATCTAGTATTCGTGGAAATGTTATTAGAGAAGTTGAAGACATGGGTATGGCTTCTAAAAAAAGAACTCCACGTAAAGAACCAGAATCAGGTGAAGAAGAAATATCAGGTTCATCCTTTACAGAAATGTTTAGACAACTTGGTAAAGATAAAGCAAGCACAGGAGAGTTTAAAGATCTAGGTGCCATGTTAAAAAATTATGTTAAGACTAGAAAAAAAGATGGTGGTATTATTAATACTAAATTAACTAAAGGTGTAAAATAATTATGGGTGGAGAAGGTATTACAAGTATTTTAGAACAGTTAATGAAAACTAATTACTTAGCAGCAGGTGGTAGAGTTGGTTATGCAATGGGTGGTATTATGGATCAATACATTGAGAATATAAATTATAATCCAGAATTAGGTCAAATTGTAAATTCAGCAAATCAACGACCAATAGACCAAAGTCAATTACTAGAATGGTCTATTCAAAATCCTGAACCTTTAAAAACACAGAATAAAACAGATCCGGCATTACTTGCACAACTAATACAAACATTGAAATCATAACCAAAATCATATAGAATATTACAATGGCAGAAATAGACGACGCTTTACCCAACACCAAAACTACTTTTGAACTTCCAGGGGAAGCCGAGATAATTCAAGAACAAGAAAATCAAATTGAACAAATAGAGAGCGAAGGAAGTCCAGTTGAAATTACAATGGACGAAGATGGTGGAGCAGAAATTTCATTTGATCCAAAAGTTGCATCTCCAGAAGGCGGAGAAGATCACAATGCAAACTTAGCAGAATTTTTAGAAGACGATGTTTTAGATCCGCTTGGAAACGATCTATATAATCAATATGTTGAATACAAAGAATCAAGAGGAGATTGGGAAGATAGTTATAGAGAAGGTTTAGATTTATTAGGATTTAAATACGTAAAAAGAACTGAGCCTTTTAGAGGAGCTTCAGGTGTAACACATCCAGTTCTTGCAGAAGCAGTTACTCAATTTCAAGCTCAAGCTTATAAAGAATTATTACCAGCCGAAGGACCAGTTAGAGTTCAGATCCTAGGAGATATTACAGCAGAAAAACAAGACCAAGCAAATCGTGTTAAAGATTTTATGAACTATCAAATCATGGATCAGATGAAAGAATATGAACCTGAATTTGATCAAATGCTTTTCTATTTACCCCTAAGCGGTTCTGCCTTTAAGAAAGTTTACTATGATGATCTTTTAGGTAGAGCCGTTTCAAAATTTATACCATCAGAAGATATCGTTGTACCTTACTCTGCAAATTCATTAGATGATGCAGAAGCAATAATTCATATCGTAAAGATTTCTAAAAATGATTTAAGAAAACAACAAGTAGGTGGATTCTATAAAGATGTAGAATTAACAGCACAACCTGCTCTTAAAGAAAGTCCAATAAAAGAAAAAGAATTAGATCTACAAGGTTTAACTGCTAATAGTTCAGAAGATATTTATACTCTTCTTGAAATGCATGTGAATATAGATCTTGAGGGATATGAAGACGTTGACCCTACAACTGGTGAGCCCACAGGAATTAAATTACCTTACGTTGTAACATTAGACGAAGACTCAAATAAAATTTTATCTATCAGAAGAAATTATGCACAAGATGATCCTTTAAAAAGAAGAATCAATTACTTTGTACACTTTAAATTTTTACCAGGTTTAGGATTCTATGGATTTGGTTTAATTCATATGATCGGTGGTTTATCTAGAACTGCAACTGCAGCATTACGTCAATTACTAGATGCAGGAACTTTAGCAAATTTACCAGCTGGATTTAAACAAAGAGGAATTAGAATTAGAGATGATGCTCAACCTATTCAACCAGGTGAGTTTAGAGATGTAGATGCTCCTGGTGGAAACATCAGAGATTCATTTATGCAATTACCATTCAAAGGACCAGATCAAACATTACTTGCATTGATGGGTATTTGCGTTCAGAGTGCTCAACGCTTCGCGAGCATCGCTGACTCACAAGTAGGCGATATGAACCAACAAGCAGCCGTGGGTACTACTGTGGCGCTATTGGAACGTGGATCGCGGGTTATGTCTGCTATTCATAAAAGACTTTATGTTGGCTTGAAAAACGAATTCAAATTATTATCAGAAGTATTTAAAACTTACTTACCACAAGAATATCCATACGATGTTCCAGGTGCACAAAAGAATGTTAAAGTTGCAGACTTTGATGATCGTATAGATGTATTACCTGTTGCTGATCCAAATATTTTTTCTCAGACTCAAAGAATTTCTATGGCGCAAAGCCAATTACAATTAGCACAATCTAATCCACAGATTCATAATTTATATCAAGCATACAGAAGTATGTATGAAGCATTAGGTGTAAAAAATATTAATAATATTTTACCACCTCCAGCTCAACCAATACCAATGGATCCTGCATTAGAACATATCTTAGCAATTAGTTTAAAACCATTTCAAGCATTTCCAGGTCAAGATCATAAAGCACACATTGATGCTCATTTAAATTTTATGAGTTTAGCAATGGTACAAAATAATCCAGGTGCGATGGCTTCTTTACAAAAAAATATATTAGAGCACATTAGCATAATGGCTCAAGAACAAGTTCAAATAGAATTTGTAAGAGAATTACAAGAAGTTCAACAGATTCAAATGATGATGCAACAAATGGGCGC